AGTAAGCGAAAGATCGTGGGTTCGAACCCCACTGGAAGCTTTATCTCCATGACGCATGGAGATAGAGCGCGTTTAGATGAAATGGAATAAGTGCCCCAAGAAATCGAAGATATTATGGAAAATATCAGCGACAGGTACAACTTGGTCCACATCGGGGGCAGGCGGCATGCCCGCCATTACATTGCTCCCCCAAAGGAGGTCGTCTGGATCAGTTATTCCGTAATGAATTGGCATGGGTATATACATATACATGTACGATGGGTCTATATAGGATTCGTAAACACAAACATAATCCATGTAAACATGTGACAATAGGTTGAGTAATTAACATGCCAGATCCAGGAATTGCACCCTCACTATTTGACCATCACTTTGGAGTATACAGATTAGGTTTTACTTTTGCACGTATAATTTATCGTTATTTTCGGCGAATGCCTGATCCTGCGCAAGAAACACGATGGACCTTTTACAACAACGAGGAACCGAATAGGATCTGACGACGTGAAAGAAAAAATGTATGTATGTTTTATAGCATGAGTACCAGATTTACGCGTAAAAGAATGGCCGAGCCCCCTAAAGCGGAAAAGAAAAACGAGATGGAGATAACCGACGACGATGTCGAGACATTCGCGCGTCTTACGGGCGGACCCAAAGCAGCACGAACATTTAGAGAGATCCGAGAAGAGCGCAAGGCGCTTGATCCCAAATTCGAGCAGGAGATTTATGATATCATTCAAGAGCCCGGGTTCTTGAGCGGCCGAAACCCGAAAAACCTCACCAAACTTATGCCCACTGGTGTAAAAGAATTGGACGCATTAGAGGCACATCCCGCAAAGCGCAGGCGTATTACCGATAAGCAGGTTGAAAAGGATGTGATGGATATACTGTCAGACCCCAGTTTTTTGGACGGCGGAAAGCGCCATAACAAGAAGGGGAAGAGCCAGAAGAAGCGCGCCGGGAAGAAGGGGAAGACCCAGAAGAAGCGCGCCGGGAAGAAGGGGAAGACCCAGAAGAAGCGTGCATAAATGCAAGCAATACTATATGAGTATGATTATACTCATATAGCTACGTTGAACTCATTATGGGGACTCGCTTAATGCGGGAATCGCGTCAATGTCCATTACGTATTCGTCTTCCATAGGCGCATAGGTTTCATACTCTTTGAAATACTCGCGCTCAAATTGTCTTTCGGGCGTATGTTTGGTCACGGTCCTTGCAATCATCTTGTATAACTTAAAGTCTGGGTAACGCTCCTCGCCGTTTCGTTTATATAGAATGTTACGGTTTTTGTCGTCATGGCACCATTCCATAACAATGCGCTGGAACCCGTCCATATCGGTCATTTTCATATCGTCGTCGATGACAAAGTCGTAGATTGCGCAGCCCAGCCGACACAGGTCAAAACTATAGTTGGGGTCCACACGCGGCTTTTCTGAATCGTAGAACGGTTCGGTGTTGTACTGGCCGTCTCCGTCTCCGTCTCGAGCAAAGCTATCACTGCAAAACAAGTGGTTGGGTGTGCGATAAATGGCGCGTCCAAAGTCAATGATCTTGTAAATGCGGCCAAATGTGGGCACGCGGTACCATTTCCCCAGAATATGGTAGTTCACGAATGCATGGTCGGTATCCGTATACATGATGTTGTTTGTATGCAAGTCGTTGTGTGTAAGATGAAATGCTTTTTGGAGAGTGAACAAGGTGACGATGATCTGAAAAAGAGCCGACTTTCCCGTGTCCTCGTCTATTTCATCGTGGAGTAGAAGACGATCAAATGTTTGTGTGCAGCGTTCGAGTGCAATCGTCTGGACTGGAAAGTTGTGTATGTATGCATAGAGTGGCTCTTCGGAATCATCGCAGCTTGAAACATCGCTCCCGGAATCATTGTCAATACATTCTTCATCCTGGTCGGATTTCTCTTGCTCACTGATTTCGTCGTCGTCGACCGAGTCAACATCAGAGTCTACTGAGGTTATTTCGACGTTTTCTCCTTCCATCATTAAAGCGTCAATGTCGACCTCTTCCATATCACATGGGACATTTTCCAATTCAAAAGCTTGTTTTTCGATTACCATGTCAGAAGCGTCCACCACAATATTGTCGGATACATCCGAAATTTCTAATGTGGGACGGTTTTTGCTTGAATACTTGTTTACTTTTCCGACGTGGCTAAACACGTTGGTATGAAACAATGTTCCGACATTGGTGTTGAAATAGGCATGCTCTTGCAAATAGTCGAGGTCGTCAAAAATATTCATTCGAAACTCCCGCTGTATGCCCATGAATGAACCGTGATACTGGATACCATGAATGAACCGGTGCGTTTCGCGCAGTTGTCCAATAAGCAGGTATGCCATATGGTCTACATATGCGGCATTGTGTATATCCTCTATCTTTTTACGTCGGCTATCTTCGTCATAACGTCCAATCATATAATGCAGTGGGTCAAGCAGCGGTGCATGTTTAAAAAACATGGGGGTTTCCCATACATTCCCCGATGCGTCTGTCACATGTATTTCGTTAATGGCGCGATGGGTCACTGCAATATCATTCTCTTTTCCGACAAGAAGGTCGGTCAGAGGATTGCCTATAGAAACATCGTATGTATCAAATTCATTATAGTCGTCTGCCGTGGAATTCCATTTCGATAAATCGGGGATTTCTAACTTGGGTTCGGGGATCATTACTGTATTTTTATGTATTAAAATGGATATTCAAACACATCTTATGCCACAGCATGTCCGTTCGTGAACACGTTTTTTTCTGTTTCCACAGAATATATGACGCTCGAATTAAAGAAATTTGATATGCGCACCATCACATTTAAGCCCGATGAAAACAAGGGGCCTGTTATTGTCATGATTGGGCGCCGTGATACCGGGAAATCGTTTCTTGTGCGCGACCTTCTTTATCACCACCGTGATATTCCTATTGGTACTGTGATGTCGGGGACGGAGGCGGGAAATGGGTTTTACGGGAAACATGTACCCAAACTGTTCATTCATGAGGAGTATAACAGTGTGCTTATTGAAAACATTTTGCGGCGCCAGAAAGTAGTACTAAAACAGACCAAAGCGGAGATCGATAAATATGGTAAGACCAAGATCGATCCGCGTGCATTTGCCATATTGGACGATTGTTTGTACGACCAGTCATGGACCCGTGATAAGCTAATGCGCCTGCTCTTCATGAATGGTCGGCATTGGAAAATTATGCTTATTATCACAATGCAGTATCCGCTGGGTATACCGCCCAATCTCCGAACCAACATTGACTACGTGTTTATCCTTCGCGAACCTTACATGACCAATCGTAAGCGCATCTGGGAAAACTATGCATCCATGTTTCCGACTCTTGATGCATTCTGTTCTGTCATGGATCAAACCACGGAAAATTATGAATGTCTGGTCATCAATAACAACGCCAAGTCAAATAAGCTAAATGAGCAAATCTTTTGGTACAAGGCCGAGAACCGCCCCGATTTCAAGCTGGGGTCCAAGGAATTTTGGGAATTGTCCAAGAATATTGGATCGGATGACGAAGACGAGGCCTATGACCCAAGTAAATCAAAAAAGAAGACGGCGGGAAGCAGCATTAATGTGAAAAAATCAAAATGGTAATAATAATTGTTTGAATCAAGTTGGGTTGATTGCAAAGATGGATTGCACATATAGGGATATGTGCAATCGTGCAAAAGAATTGTTCATTTTATGGTTGTTTTAATCGTCCTTGGACTTGTTAATAATGCTGTCCAATACAGTCTTGTTCACGGCATCACGTTGTTCGGCATCGGCAACATCGCGGCTTTCAAAGTCAACTGTTTCCATGACACCCACCAGGTTGTCGCAAGCATCGATTGTCTGGGTTAGTGTATTGCCAGTTGATGTAGCCAATGCCACATTCTTCTCAATTGCCTCGCGTTTTGCTTGTCGCACGCGTGACTCGAACTCCATCTTGGCTTTCTGTTCATTCTGAATCTTCTCCTTGTGAAGCTGGTTGAGTTCTTCTTCCATGAACTCGACACGACCCGTCTTGTACGCATCGGGATCCCATGGGATCCACATGCCCACCGGACCGACAAAGATATCGTGATGGGGATCGCCTTCACGGAGGCTTTTGCAACGTTGTTCGGCCTCTTCCTGGCTGGAATACACGCCGCGAATTTTAAGTCCGCGAACAGATGTTTGGAAGGAGTTCTTTCGGTCAAACTCTTTTCCGAGCTCCTCCTCATGTTGGTCCATGAAATTGCGATAATCGTCCGTTACTGGGGTTGATCGAAGCACCTCCTTCTCGGCATCCACAAACTCCTTGAATGCGGCCATTACGCTCTCGGCATGAAGGCTGTATTTATGAGCCATGAATTGGATAAAATCGGTGAATTTGTTCATAGATTTAGTGAAATCCCATGACTTGACAAACTCGCTGAACATGAATTGGTCGCGCTGTTCAAGGATCTTTTCGGGAGAGACAAATGACATACAGACGAATTTTTGTCCCGCAATGGGTTGATCTTCGTCGCAAAGATCCACATATTTTGGATTGGGTTTACCGTCTACCATCTTTCGTTCGAATGACATTATATACATCTATTGAGATCATGTTTATATTTCTTTCAGAGTAAATATAACCAACCAGATTTTTTTCTTAAAATAGTGTATATGTTCGGTGAGATTGACATGCAAGAAATTGTGCGCCGTTTGGTGAAGTACTTTATCGAGGGTTTCGTGGTGGCGGCTGTCGCGTTCGGCATCCCCAAGAACGGCCTTTCCATGGAGGAGATTGTGGTGATTGCCCTTGCGGCCACCATGACCTTTAGCATCCTTGATGTGTTCGTGCCCGCCATTGGCGCGTCCGCGCGATCGGGTGCCGGATTCGGTATCGGTGCCAACTTGGTTGGATTCCCCATGATCCCCAAGTAAACACCTTAATAATTAACCTGTAATTTGCGTTATGCGAATAACGCCAATTGCTATAGAACATGTATGCTCGATACATTACACCGTCGGGAAGAACTGCCAATCCAGTTCCTTACACACGTCACGCCATATCATATCCTGTTCCAACTGTTTTTCACGGTCCTTAAGCATTGGGATAAAAGGTAGGTATTGCGTCTGGTCCAATAACACACATAGTTGGTAAAGTGTGTAGGTGTAATTAAAGAAGTTGGTGCGCGTTGGAGGGCAGTGAAGTGCCCAAGGTCGCTGGATTTCAATAAACAGAACACACAGGGTTTCATGGAGATCGCTGTCCATGACCGGTGGTTTGATTCCAAAGATAGAATTGATATACTGAATATGTTCAAAGTACTTGTTGAGGCCGAGTTTCCGCAGAATCTCGCGCATCTTGTTGTAGTCTAATGTGGACAAATCTGTGATACGTTCCTTCTTAATGCGGTTTCGAATCATCTCAATAATCTCGTCGGGAATTTGCGTGGTTTCCTTTGCTTGGAACTGGGCAAGGATTTCCTTGAAATGATTTAGTCTGATGTATGCAGTATAGGATACTTCATTTGGCGGATCTTTGTTCGATGGCTTGGAGCTGTCAACAATATGACGGACAAATCGCCCACACTCCCGATTGTTGCATATTAGCACGCCCTCGTCTTCTTGTGCAATGAGTTCGCCCTTGTTGCAAAACCGACAGTTTTCATGCTCGATAGTAAAATCCCTTACCAATATCGTCTCTTCATTGATGTTTTTCCAATATTTCTGATAAAGCTGTCGAGACGTATTATATCGGCTATGGTTTGTACCTGATGCCTCCTTCTTGGTGCTTTTTATCCGAAAAAAGGAATTCATCAGACCGTCGTTCGTGCGCTTTTGATCGCCGCTATTGATCTTTTGTTTTTCTTCGAAATAATCAAAGATGTATTTGGAATTTTCCAAAAAATAAGTGCTTTTCTCTTTTTTCAGGCGCTTGAGCTTATTTCCCATGTTCTGCAGCTTTAGACGAACTTCGGATGTTTTGGCAATTTCCCCTTCATCTACTTGGGTTTTTAGCGTATTATATTCCGATTCCAGTTTGGGTATCACCGTTTCTTCCAGGTGTCTGAATCGTTCGAGCATTTGATCATGCTTCACGTCAAGGGACGGAGCTACTTGGATATTCGATGACATACCTATACTACAAGACAACGGTTTATATGTTGTTGGGCAAATTAGTTTTCGTATGTTGACGACATTGGCGTCCAAAAGCGCAGAATAAAAGCTTTCAATAGGATATTAACATGCAAACAACAACCATGGTTATCTCCACCGACACAAATGTTAAAATGCACCATAAAGAGTTTCAGAAAATGGTATTCATCCATAACGCAATTGAGGATGGCTGGACTGTCAAGAAAATGAACGAAGATAGTTATGTATTTACCAAAAAACACGAAAATAGGCGACAAGTATTTCAAAAAGAATATTTAGAAAATTTCATCGAACATAATCAAGAATTGCGCGATCCGGGACTGTGTGAAATCGTGTAAATCCTCCCTAAAATATCTTAAAATCATTGGGAGAATCCAACATTTAGGGATTAAAATGCGCTTATTTCTGAGATTTTTTTCTATTCTAAAGTATATAACAATGGGAGGTGCTCTTATGCAGCTTGTCGCGTACGGTGCCCAGGACGTGTTCCTGACCGGTACCCCTGAAATTACCTTCTGGAAGGTGTCTTACCGCCGCCAC